AATTGACATATTAGATTACATATATTTGTCTTGGAAACGCTCTGAACTTCATTTGTTTGTTCAAGTTTTCCGCTAACAAAGCCTCTCTTTCCATTACTTTTTCAGGACGTAATCGCTCAAGTCGTAATTTCAACTCTTCTTCGAGTTTAGTTTTTTCGTCTTTAGCTTCTGTCAGTAGGCTTTGATAGTCCATGGTTATCTCAGAATCAGGAGTTTTTAGATTACCACTATATTTTCCTCTAACTCTCGCTAAGGTTTCTTTTGAATATGCGGTAAACCATCTCCTAACCCATTGTTGAGCTGGAACATTTAGGTCTTCCCATTCTAATGTTTCTAAAGGAACATCAGATGGTAGTTTAATAATATCGGGGTTGGCTTTAAGACATTCGTCTCTATCTTTACCCTCTGTATCGTAGTACCAATACCAAACTCTGTAGTTGTTATATCCGATGGTTCCCCAATCAAATCTACCGCCTGGTACGTTGTATAGTTGTAATAATCTTTCTCCATCAGGTAAACCTGTGATTCTGTATGTTAGATCTCCACCATAGATACGGTTTAATATGTTAACTTCTTGTAGACGTAATAACATGTCAAACCCAGATGTCATCAAATATGAACCTTGGTATCCCATTTGTGCATAACCAGCACCACCACCTAATCCAGGTGCTCCCGCGAATCCACCACCCCACGGATTAAATAATCCTGATGTCATTTCAGCGGGGGTAAACCATAAAACCTCATTAACCTCTCTGTTTTTTGGAATTACGTAGTTTTGTGTGTTAGCGGATAAATTGATATAATCTTTCTTTAAGACCCAAGGTCCTGAAGTTTGTAATCCAACAATTTTAGAATACGCGTAAGTAAATTGATCTTCAAAATCCATAGTTCTTGTAACTAAGGCTTTTGCTACAGACTTTTCGTCCATATTAAGATTAACTAAATTTACCCACTGACTTTCAATTAACCAATCTAAAGTGTATTGCGTATAGTCTTGTATTGATAACTCCATTAAAGAGTCCAACATTTCATCTTCCAATTCAACACTACGAAGTGGCGCACCTAATTGGTGTTTGATTCTCGTATAGATTCTGGATCTTTCTGGTTCTCCGATTACTGCCATGATAATATAAATACTTTATAAAAGTTATTTTATGTCGTACAATAAACCGTCTTTAGGAAACACGAAATTTCCACCAATAATATTTGGTTTCTTATTGAAGATAAGAACATTTCTACCTTTCTGAAAAATCATCCAATCAGTAGAATACATTTTTACTTTTCCTGTACCTTTCAAAATGATCTTGTCATCTTTATCGATTCTTTCTTTAAATCCTTTAATCTGTCCGGTATATGTTTTTCCGTCTTTTTCTATTTTAGTATCGATACCTTTTAACATATCATCTTCATCACCTAAGCTTCCTGTTTTTGTTGCGATAGGAGATTTGAAAAATCTATTAATTATTGAAACGGTAATTTCTTCTCTTTTTTCTCCTGCAGAATCACTCTCAACTAGAGCTCTCATTAAATTTTGAAATGTTTCACTTTCTCGATTGAATATTCTGAATTTAAAATAATCTAACGCTTTGATAAATCTAATAATTTCTGAAATTTGATCTTTTGGTGACTTACCAATAAAGTGTATTGGTTGTTTCTTATCGTCTATTGAGTGAATGACTTTATTGATATCTTTTAGTAAGATACAAAATACTGTGTAGTTTGTGTTAAGTTTGTTAAGAACGGATCTTCCTGGTTTTTCAAAATTATAAATTCCTGCTAAATTACCTTGGTTATCTCTGTCTGCCCAATATTCGTGGAATACTTCTTTTAGAATTCTGTCGATGTTGGTTTTGTATTCTTGTTCTGTTTGTTTATTAACGTTAAACATGACTCTTACTGCTTCCGATTCTTCATGTCCACATTTTTCCGATTTACCTTCCGATAGAATCTCCTTAAATTTTGTGGATTCAGCAAGTCTCGTTTCTGTTTTCATTTCATACATCTTTGAGACAAAGTCCCAATTTACTACTTTCCAAAAATTTGTGATATACTCATCTCTTTTATTTCTGTATTTTAAGTAGTATGCGTGTTCCCATAAATCAAGTCCCAATAAAGGAAACCCACCACCTTCAATAACATTCATTAAAGGGTTGTCTTGGTTTGGAGTTGACATGATCTTCAACTTGTTTTGACTTGTTAAAACTAACCATACCCAACCAGATCCAAATCTATCTTTGGCAATTGTATCAAATTCTTTTTTGAAATTGTTGAATGAACCGAATTGTTTTTTGATTTTATCTTCAAGTTCTCCTTTAAGTTTCATTGGTTTTGGCGATAACATATTCCAAAACAATGCGTGATTAAATGCACCACCTGCGTTGTTTCTTATTGTTTTGTCGTACCTTGAAATTGATTTGATAATTTTTTCTAAGTCGAGGTCTCCGTATTTTTTCTTTGAGAGTGCGTCGTTAAGTTTATCTACGTAGCCCTTATAATGTTTGTTGTAGTGAAAATTCATTGTTTCTGAATCAATGAATTGTTTGAGGGCTGAGTAAGAATAGGGAAGTTTCTCTATTCCAATTTTTTTCATTTCTGTAATTAACAACTCGGTTTCATGTGTTACGTGGTTTTCTTGTATTTGTTTTTCGAGTTGTATAATCTTTTTTTCTGTCTTGTTCATAATATTGGATTATCATATAAATAATCCGTTGGTCCGTTATTGTCTACGTTGGTTGATTTGTTTCATAATTTCTTCTACTAAATCTACATCATTTTTAACATCTCCCATAACCGTAGCAATAACTTGTTTTTTCTTATTCAGGATGTCGTAAATAATACCCTCTATTGTGTTTTCAAATATCGGGTAGTAAACTAATACATTATTTTTTTGACCGTATCTGTAAGCTCGGTCCTCAGCTTGTGAATGATCTGAAGGTAAAAATGATAAATCATTCATTATAACTGCCTCGCCAGCGGTGAGAGTAATTCCAACACCGGCAGCTTTTATATTGCCAACAAAAACATTAACCTTGTCATCGGTTTGGAATCTGTCAACACTGTTTTGACGATCAGGTTTAGACATAGACCCATCAAGTCTAACCGCCGTCTTACCAAAGTGTTGAACAATCTTATCTAATGAGTTTGTAAAGTTACAAAAGATGATAACTTTCTTTCCTTGTTCGATTATGTTTTCCGCCAACTCAATTGTTTGTTGTGTTTTTTCATCGGCAATCACCTGACGAACTTGTGTCAGTTTTGTAAACTGAACCGTAAGTGATTTACTCTCATCAGGATTTTTTTCATACCAATTGTAATAATCACCCATTACCTCTTCATATTGTTTTGATTTTAATCTAAGGTAAACTGGTGTAATAATCTTATCAGGTAAATCTAATACATCTTGTTTCAATCGTCTTAGGGTAAGACCTGATGTTCTATCTCTTAGTTCCTCAAGATTACTTGCACCTGTGACATTCCAAATTTTTCTACCTCCAGCATTGAATTGGTATCCACTACAATATCTGATAGCATATGCCATCCAATTTTTGGCAACAGGAGAGTCAACTAAACTTAATAGGTTGAAATAGTCCATCGGTCTTGAGGTCATTGGTGTACCTGTTAATAACCAAAGTCTATCTACGTTTTTTACAAGGTCGTTGATTAGTTTTGTTCTTTGTGCTTGACCGTTTTTAATATAGTGTGCTTCGTCAACGACCACCAAATCAAAATTGGCTCCAAGAATTTGCGAATCAGATTTCTTTTTAACATTGTGAAAATTTTTAATTATGTCGTAATTTATAATTACAAAGTCGTGTTCTTGACTGAAATTCTTTCCTTCAGAAATATAAATGCTCCTGTCTGTATAATTTTCAATCTCTCTCTGCCAGTTAATCTTCAAACTCGCAGGACAAATAATTAATATCTTTTTAGCACCAGTCTCAATTGCCGCGACTATTGTTGATGTGGTCTTACCGAGACCCATATCATCAGCCAAGATATATTTTTTGTTCTCAACGAGCTTTTGAACCGCCTCAATTTGATGAGATAAAAGAGGTCTGTGGGAATACTTTTCAAAATCAATAACAACGTTTTTTACTGTGTTATCTTTAATTATTGAAGCTTTGGGTAACCAAAAATCATGAAGTTGTTCGGTTTCAAAAACCTTACCCCAAACATGATAAGCTTTTTCTTTTTCGGCTAATAACTTTTCAATCCAAACTTGGTCAGGTATTTTGGTATACATTTTATCGTCAGCCAATTTCTGAGCAAAATATGAATCCAGTTTAACCCACTTCTTAGCCACTTTTGGTAGTATTTCGTAAAAGTTGATAATGTACTCTGATTGACTTCTTGTTGGATAGAATTTCTTATTTAGCATAAGCTTTCTCTTGAGGTCTTGTATGTAATTATTCGGACCATCGTATGACTCCAAAATGGAAATTGCCTTAGATTCTATAATATGATTACCTTCCAATAAACTGCTTTTATTACAAATATAACTTAATTTGTAGTATTTATCAACATATGGAAAAAAAGGTACCAATAACCAGATTAGGTAAGTTTTTCGGCGGTGAAGATTTCACTCTTGATATCGATATGGGAGAAGAGTGGTTGGAGGGTGACATGAACTTTACTTTTGTTTTATATCAGATCGATAAATATAAAACTAAGACAGATGATGTTTATGGGGAAGCTTTACAAGATGGAATTCAATACTTACCTCCTGTTGAGTTAAAGGGGTATGTTCAAATTGTTGCCCCAACAAACCAAAGATTAGGTAATTCTAAGATTGAACAATCTGAACCAGGTAATTTAAAAGTTTCTGTTTATCAGAGAACTTTAGATGACTTACAGGTTGATATTAGTTTTGGTGATTATATTGGATACTATGAAACTGAAAGTCGAGTTAGATATTATTCTGTTAGTGATGATGGGAGGGTTAATTCAGATAACAGACATACATATGGAGGATATAAACCGTTTTACAGAACTATTATTGCAACACCTGTAACATCAAACGAATTTAGAGGAATATAATATGGGCTTCCCAAAACAAGTAAAAAAACAAATACAGTTAGTACCACCTAAAACTCTTTCTGCGAGGAGAGAACAACTTTTGGAATATATTAACAAAGACGGAACTTATTTACCTAAGTCGGTTTTACACGCTGACTTAGATAAGGGTATGCTTGAATTTGTTAAGGAAGAACTAAGAACTGTTGTTTCAGGTAAAGTTGTCCCTACTGTAGATATTCTTATTACAACACAAAACTGGTCTCAATTTACCGAAACTTGGAATTTTGTGGATTTGGATAAAAACGTATCGCCGCCATTTATTACTACTGTTAGAAATCCTGAGGTTAAGTATGGTTCAAACCCATCACTACTTTATACTATTCCAAATAGAAAACAATATTATTATGCCACTGTCCCTACTTGGGATGGACAAAGAAAAGGATTAGACATTTATACTATTCCCCAACCCGTACCTGTTGATATAACTTACAGTGTTAAGTTTGTTTGCAACAGAATGAGAGAATTGAACGAACTTAATAAAAACGTTCTTCAAAAATTTTCATCAAGACAGGCTTATACTTTTATTAAAGGACAATACGTTCCAATAGTTTTACAAAACATTTCAGATGAGTCTGTTGTGGATTTAGACAAGAGAAAATATTATGTTCAAAGTTATGATTTTTTAATGATGGGTTACTTGATTGATGAAGAGGAGTTTGAGATTAAACCTGCAATTTCAAGAACGGTTCAACTGTTAGAGGCGGCAACTCAATCAAGAGGTAAAAAGAAGTCTTATCCAAAAAATCCAAGTTTGTTTCCTTTGACTTATAATTTTTCTGCGGGAACTACTGCATATACTGAAAACTACAAATATACCGCTGATTTATCTTTTGAAAGTAATGATAATGTTAGTGGTTGGGACGTGTATATTAATGATGATTATTATGGGTCAGATCTTACTCAAATTCAACTCACATCAGGTAACAATCTTACGTTGAATATTACACCAACAAATCCATCTTTAGATTCTCAAATTGTCTATATTGCGAGACTAATTTAGTCTTCTCCATATAAATCTGTTTTTTCTTTACACTTTTCCATAATTAAATTTTCAAGAAACTTATAAATTTTCAAACCTCTTTTATCACAATACTTTTTGAGTGCGTTGTGAGACTCAATTGAGATTTTGAGATTCTTTATCTCTTTTGTCGTTTTTGACGTTGTTTTCATGGGCAGAAAAAAGGCAGAATAAAAGCGCCTAATTTATAAATACAATATAAAGAGTAAAGTTTTTTGCCTTTAATTTAATATTTATGTATAAATAAATCTGAACAGAATTTTTAAATAATGGCAACAGCAAGTAAAGTATTCGTTTCACCTGGTGTATACACAACAGAAACCGACCTATCATTCGTCGCGCAAAGTGTTGGTGTAACTACATTGGGGTTAGTAGGGGAAACCCTAAAAGGCCCAGCCTTCGAACCAATTTTCGTAACGAGTTTTGACGAATTCACAACTCTCTTTGGTGGCACATCCCCTGAAAAGTTTGTGAACACACAAATTCCTAAATATGAGGCGGCGTACATCGCAAAGTCTTACTTACAACAATCTAACCAATTGTTTGTAACTAGAATATTAGGATTATCAGGTTATGATGCGGGACCTTCTTGGTCTATTACCACAATCGCTAACGTGGATCCAACTACAGTTGGTGTTAATGTTACGACAGGTACTGCATTTGAAATGGACTTCTCAGGTTCAACTGGAGGTACAGTAAATTTAACACAAGATACAACACCAGATTATATTTGGGATGACTTAGGGTTACAATATCAACTTGAGAATGGAAATTTATCATCTCTTGAGGAGGACCTTACAACTCAATTAGTTGGTATTTTTAAAGATAACACCTTGGCAGGAACAAGCGCATATGTGTGGGGTTCTATTTCAGGAACAGTTTACAATGAATTAATTGCTGATGGTATTACAGGTTTAACTAACGTGTTTGGTTGTGATAACTTAGATCTTGATTCGGCAGACTTAACATCAGATAATAATGATGTTTGGTATTACGCAACATTTGTTAACCAAGCTAATAACGGTTATTCAGGTTATTCATTCTACACATCAATATCGGTACTTAATAGTTTAGGAAGTGGTAATTTTAACGGATCATTATCAGGTCAAATGTTCACATTCTCTGGTACTGCGTTCTCAGAATATAATGATGTTGTTGTTGCAACTTTAAGATCGAGAGGTATTAGTTTATACAATTCAACAAGTGCGGGTCCAACATATCAAGTATCAGGATTAACTGATGTCGGAATTAATACTGCGGGATCTTATTCTGCGATTACTAGAAATCCATTCTCAACTTTTGCAATTACAGGTACAACAATTGAAGGTGAAAACTTCTCATTTGAGACTTCATTCCAAAATTCAGATTCTGAATATATTACAAAAGTATTCAGTGTTAGTAACTTTGCAAAATTAAGATACGAGGTTCCTTTATTTGTTGAGGAAGTTTATCAAACAATGTTAAATTGGTCTTACAACAAAGGATATATTCGTGGTTTAAATGCGGAGTTAACTGCATTACCTGAAGCAAGAGGTGGTGATACATCTTCAATTGCTAATAACTTATTCCAATATCAAAGTCCTGAAACTCCATGGGTTGTTTCAGAACTTAGAGGTAATAAAGTTTATAACTTATTTAAATTCATTTCAATATCTGACGGAGATTCTGCAAACGTTGAAGTTAAGATTTCAATCATGAATATGTCATTCAACAATAGTACGTTTGACATTATGGTTAGAGATTTCTTTGATACAGATGCAAATCCTATTGTACTTGAAAAATTCACAAACTGTACAATGGACCCTGATAGTAACTCGTTTGTTGCTAAAAAGATTGGTTCTTCTAATGGTGAATATCCTTTGAACTCAGCCTTTATTATGGTTGAATTATCAGAGGAGTTTCCTGTTGACGCATTACCTTGTGGTTTTGAGGGTTATATTATGAGAGATTATTCTGGAGATATTTTATCACCAGTTCCTGTTTATAAAACAGAATATTATTACCCTGGTCAAGTTATTTACAATCCTCCATTTGGTACAACAAACGGTGGATCAAATGTGGTAACAAGTGCGGGTGATAACGTTAGAAGAACATTCTTAGGATTCTCAAGTTCTATCGGTGTCGATGAGTCATTCTTAATGTTTAAAGGTTTCCAAAATAACTTAAACCATTGTAATGTTATTGATGGTTCACCTTGGAATACTAAAACTAAAGGATTCCACATGGATTCAGGTGCAACTGTTGTAACTATCGGAAACGCATTTACAACTAGTGGTGAATCTGCTTTCTATGTTGGAGATGCAAGTTTCAATTCAGAACCAACAAGTCCTGAAAATCCATATTATAGATTATATGCTAGAAAATTCACTTTGTGTTTTGCAAAAGGATTTGACGGATGGGACATCTATAGAGAATCAAGAACAAATACTGACGATTTTATCTTAGGAACTACAGGATATTTGAAAGGGGCTTGTCCTACTTCAAGATATCCAACAGCAACAGGATGGGGGGCGTTTAAGAATATATCAATTAATGGAGATGATTCAGATTGGGCAAATACTGACTATTACGCTTATCAATTAGGTATTGCGACATTTGCTAATCCTGAAGCAACAAATATTAACGTATTTGCAACTTCATCAATTGATTATGTTAATAACTCTAACTTAGTTGAAGGAGCAATCAATATGATTCAAGATGACAGAGCTGACTCGGTTTATATCTGTACAACACCTGACTATGATATGTTCTTACCTACAACAACTGACAACATAGGATTAATTTTCCCAACTGAAGCGGTTGATAATTTAGAACAAACAGGTATCGATTCAAACTACACAGCGACTTACTATCCTTGGATTCTTGTAAGAGATACTGTTAATAATACACAACTTTAAATACCACCAACACGTGAGGTTTGTAGAAACTTAGCATTGACTGATAACATTGCATTCCCTTGGT